AGCTGCCAGTGCATCTAATTGTGTTAGGTACTCTCCAGCACCTTTTGTAATAGCAGCAGTGTTTTGCATTTCTTGTCTGTTGCGACCGCCCGACACTGCTAGATATCCAGCAAGTCCTTCGTTAACTTGGTTTGTGGTAAGGCCTAAAGCTCTTAAACTGTCGCCTGCTTCGCTTTTTAATAAAGAATTACTAAGTCCAACAAATGCTCTAGCACCTTGATCAACTGTACCACCTAACTTGGCAAATGTTTCACTGTTACGTTTCATTAGGTTACCAAAATCTTCTAAAGTCATATAGGTGCTAGCGGCCGCAGTTCGCATATCAGTTAAACTGCCGCCAAAACTAACTCCAGCATCTGTAATCTTTTGATAAGCCCCTAAGTTTTCTTCTTGAAATCTTGCTACCTTTGCAAAGCCGCTGGCAACTAATCCAGCAACTCCGGGTAGCCTTTCAAAGGCCGAAAACAAATCGCTACTTTTATCAGTCCCTTGAAGTAGCTTGCCTGTAAGATCCATCATGCCCTCTGCTAGGGCTGAGAATGTCTTTTTAAGATTATCTCCTTTTTCAGCAAGTTCTTTTTGGGCTTTAGTAGCAGCCTCTGCCGCTTTAACAGAAGCTGCGTTAACGCCAGCAGCACCAGCAGTTGAAGCAGTAGCACCTGTAGAGCCACCCATCTTCAAGGTAGCAGCCAACAGTTGCTTTAACGTAGCTTCCGTGGCTGCATTATTAAGTTCTACATATTCGTTGCCTATCGATCCGGTGACGTCTGCCATTGTTTTTTAGTGGTTATCTGCGTAGATAAATATTGTATTCATTTCGCATCATTTATTTATCGGAGATACAATTATGGTAACCGGCGTCCCAATGCAACAATCTAATCCACTAGCTTCATTTATGAGGCAACCAAAGATTTATATTAGGTTGCCTAGTAATAGCGAGTACTGGCCTGCAGGATCTATTATTCCTACAGAAACTGGGGAGTATCCAGTTTACTCAATGACTGCTAAAGATGAACTAATGTTAAAGGTACCTGATGCTGTTATGAGCGGGCAGGCTGTTGTTGATGTTATTCAACACTGTATTCCAAATATAAAGAATGCGTGGCACATGCCCAGCATTGATTTAGATGTAGCATTGATTGCAATTCGCTTGGCTACATACGGTGAAAAAATGACAACTCCTATTTCTTTCGGTGAAGATATCGAAATGGAATATACGGTGGATCTTAGAAATGTAATGGATTCGTTAGCTACCACAATTACTTGGGATCCTGTTGTACAGATTACAGATGATTTAACTGTGTTTGTACGTCCAATGACCTACAAACAGATTAGTGAAAGTGCGTTAAAGACTTTTGAAACACAAAAAATCATGCAGATAGTTAACAATGACAAACTTGAAGAAGCTGAAAAATTAAGATTGTTTAAAGAAAGTTTTAGCAAGTTAACTGATATTACCTTAGGTATGGTACAGGCAAGTATCATTAGAATTGATTCTAGTGAAGGTACTACTGACAATCCAAGATTTATTGCTGAGTTTATCGAAAACGTTGACAAGGATATCTTTAATAAGATTCAAGAACACTTAGATCGTTTGAGGGAAATTAATACTATTAAACCAGTTACAGTTAATATTACCGACGAAATGCGTGAAAAAGGATTTACAGGCGAAACTGTTGAAGTACCAATGGTATTTGATCCTGCAACTTTTTTCGTCTAAGGCTTTTGTATCTTGACAACGACGGTGTGGATCGTGTTGTTAAAGAGTATGAAAAAGATACAAAGGCCTTAAAAGAAGAACTTATTAAGATATGCTGGTTTATGCGAGGAGGCATTACCTTAACAGAAGCATTCTTATTAACTATGGATGATCGAGTACTCGTTGAAGAGTTGATTGAAGAGAACTTAAAGATAACCAAAGATTCCGGATTACCGTTCTTTTAAATCATCATTCCTAAAAAGTTGCTCTTAAATTCTGCAACAATTTTCTTTTTCTTCTTTAATTTGTTTTTCTTAGCTTCACGAATACCTTTATCTGCTGCGGCTTTGATAGCTAGCTTATCTGCGGCAGTTTGTTGAACTCCTGATTTAGCTTTTGCAGCATCAGCGGCTGCTTTAATGGCAGCGTCTTGCTGATTTTTTGCGGCATTGGCTTGTTTTGTTTTTTCTATGTCAGCATTACGTTGGTCAGTATCTGTTTGATTCTTTGCTGCCTTATCGGCTGCGGCTTTTGCAGGATCAATTTCTACTCCCTGACCTGTCGGAGCTGCCGGTGCTGTTCCAGGTGCTGGAGGTGGTGTACCAGCTGCTGGAGGCGTTGCTACGGGTGCAGGAGGTGTTTCGGCAGCAGGTGGAGGAGTGGCTATGCTCTTTTCTAATTCACCTGCTAATTGTTGTTTACTTGCAGGATCTAATTTATCAACAGCTTGCATAATACTACCAATTGCACCGGGATCAGCGGCAGGTGCCGGAGCAGGTGCTCCACCAGCCGGAGCAGGTGCTACGTATGGTCGTCCAGTATCACCAGTTGGAGCAGGTACTCCTTGCGGAGCCGGAGCAGCTACTGGTGCAGTACCAGGAGCAGCAGGAGTAGTGCCAGCAGGAACACCTGTACCGGCTGGATCATCCCAAGATGATTTAGCATCTTTGTATCCTTGTTTAGCATCTTTCCAAGCAGCTTTTACACCACCTACAACATTTCCAGCGGCCTTCCCTAAAAATGACCCAATACCTTCGTCTAGGTCAGTTTGTTCGCTAATTAGTTCATTGATCTTCATGTAGGTAATTCCTGTTATCTTTTTAAGTATGCTAACACTTGTTTTTGTTCTTCTGGACCAAGTGCTTTAATTTTGTCCATTAAGTCTTTAATATTTACCGGACCGGCAGCAGGATTGTCCAATGTTGGTTCAACTTTGCTTGCCGGTTCTGGCAATGACATATCTGCGTAGGCTTTGGAAATTACAGCAGGATCTACACCTGCACTTTGTAATATTTTAGCAACTTCTTCGCTGTCCGTTGGACTGCCTGCTTTTTCCCAAGCCTTTTGTAATTTGCTAGCATCTACCTTGTTGCCCGTGATGCCAAATAATTCGTTGAGTTGTGCTATATTTAAAGATTCTTTTACTGGGGCAGTCGCAGTTGGTTTTTCTTTTGCACCGGCTACTGCTTGTCCGGTTATGGCAGATAAAACCGGACTTAACACTGATAATGCAGATGATACAGCGTTTGCGGCTGCGCCTATTGCTCCTGGTTTGATTACTTGATTGGCTGCGGCAGCTACTGCTTTTTGGTATTCTGGATCCGATGCTCGTGATAGAATGTCAGCAAGTACACCCGCCTGTCTAGCAGAGTTAGCATCCATAGTTGCACCTAGATTACGCATAGCGTCTGCACCACCACTCAGCAAATTACTAGTTGCTTTCATTGAGGCTTGTACAGATGCGCTGTATTTGGCAGCATCTTCTGGGTTCAACATCACTGTTGTGCCATTGATTTCAAGAGATGCAACTCGGTTAATTGTCTTAACAGCCCCTAAAGTATCAAGCATGTCTTTAGCTTTTGAAATACCTGCCGCTGTTAATCCAGCAACTGCTCCTGCGGTTGCTCCACGTCCAATAGCCGTTGACGCTTTTTGTCCTTGTAGTAAACGGTCAGCGATGTTGACAATACCTACTGCAATACCAGTTCCTGTGCCTACTGCTAGTGCTCCTGCACCAACTCCACCTGCTACTGCAACACCTAAGGCTGCGGCTGCAGAACCTGCAATGGCTAACAAGAATTTATGTAGGTTAGGATTGTTCTTTGCAAACTCTCCGTATTTGGCCAATTGAGCAGCTAGTTTAGGATTTTTTGCAGCAATGCTTGATTTGATTTCTTCAAACTTTTGATCAAATGCCTGCACAGGTCCGCTATTTTGTAACATGCCTCCAAACTTATTAAACCAGGCATCACTGATTTTATCTGTAGCACCTTTAACCATGTCACCTGCTTTACCGAGAGCACTACGGCCAGCACCCTTTTCAATAGTTGTGAATAGCTGTTGTATTTGGTCAGGTGCTAGCGCGACTTCACATAATACAGGGTGTATCTCTCTTTCCCATGTAGAAAAGTATTGATCTCCTTGACCAATGCTTTCAAATATACTCTTACGAGGATTATTTTCAATTGCATCTAACTTTGATAAGAGATTATGAATTTGCATTTGTTTTATTCCAGAACATGATTTGTTATTTATAATGAGCTTGCGCTCATTTGCTCTTTCGTTAACACTCAGAGCAATTACTCCGTCGAAGACGAAATAATATTATTCAGATTGTTCAGTCACACTTTGCCCGAGCAGGGCAAAGAAACATTATTCGAGTTGAACATATGTCACTTAGTGTTAGAGCGTTACAGTGGCGGTTGGCCTGTACCACGAGCTCAGTCTTATTCCAGCGGCGGCAAACAAATATACACTAACATATTTGCTTACGTAGGGCGTCTCTAGCCCTTCATTTTGCCTAAATTCTTGCTTCAAATAACCAAACCGCGGCGAATTTGCGATCCTCGTCCTGTTAAGGATGGTGGTTAAGTGCTTGCTTCAGCGGCAAGACTTCCGTCCCCGTTATTATCCGGTTGTCACTAGGCACCCGAGCTAAGCCGGTGCGAGCATATCCTGAATTAGATTGCCTTAGAGTTTTTTAATGTGTGAGCCATGTACACGGACTTGTATGTGTCCGTTATAGTATTCGTCGGATTCTAATACTTTGCGATCGAATTGTTCTCGAGCTTCAATGTAAGATGTTTCTGATTTACTTTTGCAGTAATATAATATTTCGCGAGTGAATTTATCTTTGCCTAAAGTATCTATGTCTTTAGTTAGTTCAACGCTGGACCCGTAGTATTCCTGCCAGTCGCTGTCAATTTTACTTCTAATTTTCTTTTTCTTCTTAGTGCCGTTCTTTAACTTTACAGTCTTGTAGGTCGTTTTACTAAATTTTGCTAATTTTTTGCCAATGTATTGGCGCCCCGAAGATGTATTAGTGATGCAGTATACAAAACCGATACAGTCTTCGGGTAATTCATTTACAACTTGTCCTTGATAGGTCCAAGTCATTAATTATTTTGCTGCCTTGGCTTCTTTGCGGGCATTCTTTTCTTCGGTGATTTCATTACGGCGTGCTTTTACTAGTTTACTTAACTCTGCAAGAGCCTTGCGACTGCGAGTTCCGGCTGCTGCATTACCACCTGTAAACTTAGCATCCTCTGCTAGGAATTCTGCGAATTGAGTTTGTAGTTGTTCATTTGTTGTTGTCATTTTGTTTTTCCTTTTTTGGCCTTCCTATTTTTTTTGGAAGTGCTTTAATTCTTGCTTTCTCTGCTTTTCCTTCTTTTTTTGCAGCTTCTTTAGCTACAATACTTTCTCTACGAATTTTTTGACCTTGTCTTCTCATGTTGTTAGCGATAACACATATTTGGTGTAGGTGTTTTCTAGTAGCAAATCCTGTTTCTCTGCCAACATGTTTCACAAACGCCGAATGTGTATTATGCAGACCTGCAAATTCAGTAATCAACTGAGAATACATTTCTGTATACTTGTTTATCTCTTCATTCAACATAGTCGACATCGTTTGAGTAACTGGTAAATCCATTTTCTTTAATTACACGGAGTACATTATTAACACGACCAACAAGTTCATCTTTATGTGATATTAAGTATATATTCTTATTTCTCTCCCTGGCCATCTTTTTTAGGACTGCTAGCCCTGCTTCAACACCGGCAGCATCCATGCCTGCATCCATAAGTTCGTCAACAAACAGTAAATTAATATTCTGATACAGTCCTTCCCATACATCACGGAATGCAAAACTCATAGAAAGAATTAATCGATTGCGTTCACCCCTAGATAAGTTGTCAAAGTCTAGATCCTGCCCTAACTGAGTGATCTCAATAGTAAGATCATTTAGAAATATTACCTTGTGAGGCAACCCTAGTTTGTCAATATAATAGGTCAATCGCTTGTTTAAGTAGGTTAAGTTCTGGTCGATAATCTTTTTACGAACAAAACTGTCTTTGTTTGTCAGCAGTTTATAAAGGAATTCTTGATGATCTCTAACTTTAGCAAGAGCATTTACTTGATCCCAATTGATTTCTTGAATCGCAGTATTTTTTAGGTCTTCAATTTGTTCTTCGTAAGGGTTAGCTTCGTCAATCTTTTGTGTCAATGTGCGCTCTAAGCTGGCAAGGTTGTTCTTGTGACCTAATGCCTCTGCCTCTGTATCGTAATAAGTGTTGGGTCTATGTGGTTGTTCGCCAGTTCCTATCTCTTCTACAATTTTAGTATAGTCGGCACTTACTTTGTCAAAGTAAGTTTGTGCATCTAATAGGTTATTACCTGCAGTTGCTAACATTTCGTCGTGCTTGTGATCATGTAGATCCTGTTCGCAAGCAGGACATTTTTTATTATCGAGTGATTTAATCTCTTTAATGTATTTGTTTAGTGTGCGTTCTGCTTGAATCACTGCTGACTCTAGGGTAGCACGTTGTTTGTTAAGACTTCGAATACGAGTGTTCTCTTCATCCCATGCTTTTAATGCAACATGAGCTGCTAGTTCTGCATCTATATCAACTGATTCTAGATTAACAATGGCTTTACCTAGTCCTTCTATTTCGATTTCTTTCTTAGATTCCCAAGCACTGCTCTTAAGTTGCAAACTGTTAATGCTCTTTTGAACATTTTCGTTAGCACTCTTAATACCTTCAATCTTAAACTGTGCAGCGGTGATGCTGTCTTTAGTTTCTTTGATTAATAGCTTCAGTGCTTCTGCCTTTTCGGATAGTTGTGTAATACCCAGCAACTGTTCGATGACTTCTCGTTGTTCAGCTGCCTTCATACTTAAGAAGGGTTCTGTGTAAGTGTTGAGTGCAACTAGATGTTTAAACATAGTGTGAGACATTGCCAGCATCTGTTCAATGCTTTTCTGTGTCTCGCGACTATCACCTTGTGCTTCGTCCTCGTCTTTGCTCTTTAATTCTTGATCATTAACAAATAATTTCAGTACATTCGGCTTGCGACCTCGTTCAATACGATATTTGACATTGGATTTTTCAAACTCAACAGTAACTAACATGCCCTTGCCGTTGGTCTTGTTGATTAAGTTTTCTTTTTTAATGTTGGTCAGTGCTTGTCCGTATAGTGCATAACTCAATGCATTAACAATAGTAGTCTTGCCTGTGCCGTTCCTGCTTCCGGTATCGTCGCCACCTAGATCCTGATTTGAACCTAGAACAAGAGTTAAGTGTTCTTTATCGAAATCAACTGCTTGAGTCTGGTTGCCCACACTCATAAAATTTTTCACTGTGAGATTTTTTAATTTAAACATTAGAGATTATTATAAATGTCCAACAAGACCTTTTTATCAAACTGTTCTGATTCGATATTGATCAACTGTTCGGAAACAATTTGATCAACACTTTCGAACTTAGTGTCTGGGTTGTCTTCATAAGTTCCTTCGAGGTTGATTTTGTCCTGAATAAGGCTGATCTCTCTAATATCGTAATCATTAGTAAACGTTTCCTTGATAAAATTAGCCTCTTCAAAGCTGATATCGATATCTAAATTGACTTTTAGATGCATTTTTGATTGCATAATCGTGTCTTTTTTGTCGATTAAGTCACTTAATTTAACATGTCTATACTTAGGGCAGTTGTCCCAGTTAATATACTTAGGTTCGCCGCCCCAGTCCATGAACATCATGCCGCGTTCGTCGTCCCATGAGTCTGCAAAGTTATGTGGGAAAGCATTTCCAATGTAATGTATCTTACCTCGACTCTGTCTCTTATGGAAGTGTCCACTGAATACATAGTCTTGATGCACAAAGTGATTGGCTTGTAATTCACCGTGATCGGGCATTTGTACCATGGCGTTCATGTAGAACAATGGCAACTCAAAGTGTCCAAACATATATTTGCTTTTAACTTGGCTGATAGTTTTCCACTCATCGCCTACTAGCCAGGGTACTAGGGTAACATCGCCGATAGTTGTCACACCTTCAACAACGGTTACTCCGGGAATATGCTTCCCAAATGCACTACTATGGATATCTCTCTTGTCCTTGTAGAACAAGTCATGATTGCCCGGAAACCAGAAGAATTGCTCAAAAGCAGCACCTAGTTTTTCCAAGCATCGGATACTAGTATCTAACGTGATCAAGTTGAGACTGTTTCGATTATGCGACCAGTCACCTAAAAATATTCCAGTATCGCAACCTTCTTTTTTAGCATTGTCGATATACCAATCTACAAATTCTTCACAATCTCGTAAATGAGTACCACTGTTAGATTTGAGTCCAAAATGTATGTCAGTAAAGCAGGCTACCTTTTTAAAAAGGTTCATATTATTGTTCTCCTAGCTAACAGTGTATAGATTTGTTTAAGCAAAGTCAAACGTCTGTCTCTTCAGATTCTTCCAAGTTGTCTTCCTCGCTCTTGGGCCTCCGGAAGTTCTTATATAGCTCTGCTTGTCGTGCAGTTTCTTCTGCGTACTCTTGTTGATTCTGTCGAGTTAAACTAGGAGTAAGACCGTGTGATTCGAGCATATCATCTCGAATGTTCTGGTTCTTTTTTTCAATATTAAGGACTCTAGTGAAGCTATTAGTTACTGCGGCTGTGTAATATGCAAACGGATTCTCTGATTTAGATTCGTCAAATTGCAATCCAATCTGTGACAACTGTAATATTGCCTGTCCACGCATCTC